TATGTTGAATTGATTGCTGGAATTACAACTGCAACTGGAGTTGCTTATATGAATTCTGCAGGAACAGTTACAGGAATTGGTATTTCTAACTCTGGAGTTGGATATATTATTGTGCCAGAGATTACAATTGGAAGCCCAGTTGGAGCTGCTGGAACTGTTGGTGTTGGAACATTTATATTTAATGAGGTTGTAATTGGTGCTACTTCTGGAACAACTGCAAGGGTTAAAGAATATACGAAATCTACTGCTCAACTTGAAGTTTCCATTGTTGATGGAACATTTGTACCAGGTGAAAGTATCTACGGAACGGAATCTGGAGCAATATATTCGATGAAGTCACAGAATATTGATGATCTTGTTACACCATTTGCAGATAATGATAATATCGAAATAGAAGGTGATAAAATTATTGATTTTAGTGAAACAAATCCCTTTGGGATGCCTTGATCTAAATAGTTAGTAATACAGAGTAAGATAATGTTTGATTATTTCTACAATGAAGTATTCCGATCCGTCATTATTGGATTTGGTACTCTTTTCAATGGAATAGAAGTTCATCATAAAGATGGTGATGATGATACGTTCAGTATCATCCAAGTTCCTCTTGCATATGGACCTAATCAAAAGTTTCTTGCCAGAATGGAGCAAGAGTCTGATCTGAATCGCCCTGTTCAAATCACTCTTCCAAGAATATCTTTTGAATTTACTGATCTTCAGTATGATCCAAGTAGAAAAGTAACTCAAACACAGACAATTGTAACTGAAACACCTGATGGAACTGTAAAGAATGTATATGTTCCAGTTCCATATAATATGACGATTCAACTTTCGATTATGACAAAGTTGAATGATGATATGTTACAGATTGTGGAACAAATTTTACCCTATTTTCAACCTTCATATTCACTTCCTATTAAATTTTTAGGTAATTTGAATGAAGTTAAATATGTACCTATCAATCTTGACAACATTTCGATGGAAGATGATTATGAGGGGAATTTTGATACTAGAAGAGCACTTGTATATACATTGACCTTTACGGCAAAAACATACGTTTACGGTCCTGTTAGTGACGTTACTAGTAACATCATTGATAAGGTTTCTGTTGGTTATATTGCTGGTTCTAAGGGATATAGAAGTGCAGAAAGAGATCTTACTTATCAAGTCACTCCAAGAGCAACCAAGAATTATGATGGAGACGTTGCAACTCTGTTGAAAGAAAATGTTGACATTGAGGAAAGTGTTATTGAGGTTGATGATGCTTCAGGTATCCCAGCCAAGTCTTACATTGCTATTGGTAAGGAATCGATGTATGTCAAGTCTAAGAGTGGTAATAAATTGATTGTTGATAGAGCGAAGGATAATACATCTCCCGAAACTCATCTATTAGGTGATCCAGTTGGTTTGATTACTATAGAAGATAGTGCTCTGATTGATATTGGAGATAATTTTGGTTTTGATGGTGGTGTTTTCTAAGGATTGATTTATGTCTAAAAATTATGATGAATTGGACCAGGTTTTCGATGTATCTTCTACAGAAATAGAAAATACACCCGTAGAGACTATTAAAGAAGAAAAAATTGAAAAGGTATCTTCCCAAGTAGATCATGTTAAAAAAGATTATGAGTATACCAGAGGTAACTTGTATTCTATCATTGAAAAGGGACAAGAAGCAATTGATGGTATTCTTGAACTTGCACAAGAAAGTGAGATGCCAAGAGCATATGAAGTTGCAGGCCAGTTAATTAAGAATGTTGCCGATGCGACAGATAAACTTCTTACACTCCAACAAAAATTGAAAGATGTGAATGAAGATAGAGAAGTTAAAGGACCAACTACAGTCAATAATGCATTGTTTGTTGGTTCAACTGCTGAATTACAAAAATTGTTGAAACAGAATACACAAGATAAATAGTTAAAAAAATCATGACAGCAACTCCCGTAGTAAATATTGTAATACCACAGGCGGCTGATTTTAGTCAGATATTGACTAAGAAGAATAGTGATGGTTCTGTATTTAATTTAACTGGATATAGTGGAGAAGCAGTTCTTAAGAAACATCCAAGTTCTACATCATCCACTTCTTTCAGTGTGGGTATTACTTCTTTGACTGGTCAGGTCACCATATCTTTAACTGACGTACAAACACTTGCATTAGAATCAGGAAGACATCTATATGATGTAAGATTAACTGCAAGTGACGGAACAATTTCAAGAATGGTTGAAGGTTCTGCAATGGTAAGCGCAGGAATTTCTACTTGATATATGGAAGAATTTTTGAACAATAAATAGTGAAAAGGGAGAGAAATCCCAAAGTATATTTACTAATAAAATGTCTAAAGACGAATTACCATCGTTAAATGATTATCTAGAAAAGGATGATCTACCATCATATAATGACTATCTGGAAGAGAGTGATCTACCCTCATGTAATGATCATCTGGAAGAGAGTGATTTACCATCGTATAAAGATTTTATAGAGAAGAAGGAAGAACTTCCTTCAGTAAATGAATATATTTTAGAAACAAGTATTGATGAAGAGGATTTACCTTCTGTTGAAGATTTTATTGAGAAGGTAGAAGAGGTAACAGAAGAACCTGTAGTACTAGAAGAAGCTACAGATGATCTTACAGAGATATTACATTTAATTGAAGAAGTAAGAAAGGATATTCCAGAAATTCCTGAAATCAAATATTATGATGATGAACTGGAAAAAATTTCTGCATATATTGAACAGGTTAAGGAAGGAATACCTGAAGTAAGGTATTATGATAATGAAGTAGAATCAATATGTGAACAAATTGATCAGGTAAGAGAAGAAGTAAAGGATCTTCCTGAAGTAAGGTATTATGATGATGATATTGAATCTTTAAAAGGTAATATTGGAGAAGTTAGAAATGAAGTAGTTTCTAATATCAATATTGTTAAAGAGGATATTTCAACAAATATTGAAAATAATTTAATAAAGATAGATGATAGATTAAACAACATTAAGATAAATTTTGATTTAAATATTGATCAATTTTCAGAAAAACTTAATGTAAATGATTTTGAAACAAAAATTGATATTAAAAATTTAAATTTAAATATAGAAGAAACTAAGAGCAAAATATCCGAAGAGTTAAAAGAAGCTTCTGAAAAAATTTGGTCTCATCATAATGAATTTAAAGATGATGATAGAAAGTTAAAAAAACAAATTCTTGGACAATATAATACCTTAAAAGAAAATATTGAAAAACAAATAGAAGATTTTAATGAGAAAAATATTAAATCTCAAAATATTATTACAGGTTCTTTAAAAGATTATTTTGACACTTTAAAAGAAGATATTAAAAATTTACCAGAGGTAAAATATTATGATGAAGAAATTAATGAAATAAAATCTGATATCAATTCTCTTCAATTATTAAAGAGAAATGTTAAGGAATTAAAAGAAACACAAAAAGAGTTTCAAGACACACAGAAAGAATTTCAAGAAAAACTTGAAGAGGGTCTTTTAAATATTTCTCCTCAAGAAAATAATTCTGATCCTCTTACACCTTTAGATCATAACTTCGTAACACTTGATCAATTACAAGAACATTATAGATTATTTGTTAATAGGGTTCAGCAACAATTAGCATCATTAGGTGGTGGAGGAGAAGTATGGTTAAAATATCTTAATGATGTTGGAATTTCTACTCAATCTATTACTGATGGGTGGGTTTTAACATGGAATGAATCTCAATCAAAATGGTTGGGTGCTGCTAGTGCTGGTGGAGGTGGTGGCTCTGTTTCTGGTGGTTTATGGGAAAAAACTAATGCTGGTATTAATACTGTTTCTAATGTAGGTATAGGAACAACTAACCCTAGATTTTTATTAGAGGTAGGTGGTGTAGGTGCATCTGGAACTAGTTTATTTGTAAATGGTGATGCAAGGGTTACAGGTATTCTTTCAGTTGGTGAAGGAACTATTACTCTTGATCCTAATGCTAAAACAATTAGTGGATTGGATGAAATAAAAATTGGTTCTGGTGCGAATTTAATTACTCTTAAGAGAGGATCATCTGGACAGATAGAATTTCTTGATGCTGATGGATTTGAAAATTCAGTTGGAATTGGTACAAATTTTAATCTTAATACTCTTGGTATTATAACAGCACAAGCATTTCATGGAAATGGTGCTAACTTAACTCAAATTCCTACTACATCTTTAACTGGTACTATTACCAATCTTCAACTTGCAGGATCTATTGCTAACGATAAATTATCAAACTCATCAGTTTCTTATGGTGGAGTTAGTTTGTCATTGGGTGGTTCAGATGCAACTCCTGCGTTTGATCTAAGTGATGCAACAAGTTATCCTTATACATCTCTTACAGGCATTTCAACACATATTGTAGGGGATACAACACCTCAATTAGGTGGAAATTTAGATCTTAATTCTAAAAATATCACTGGAACTGGTAGTTGGCAGGGAACTGCAATTGCTGATGCTTATATTGCCTCAGCGGCTACATGGAATGCAAAACAAAGTGCATTAACATTCGGTATTGCTGATACTAATGCGGTTAAGATTGATAGTAGTGATGTTGGAGATGATGAGTATGCAAGGTTTACTGCTAGTGGTCTTGAAGGAAGAACTTCTGCTGAATTGAAGTCTGATTTAAGTTTAAGTAAATCTGATGTTGGGTTGGGTAATGTAGAAAACACTGCATTAAGTACTTGGGTAGGTACTTCTAATGTAACTACTTTAGGAACAATAGCGTCAGGAACATGGCAAGGAACGGCAGTAGCAGATTCTTATGTGGCATCATCTGCTACATGGAATGCAAAACAAAGTGCATTAACTTTCGGTATTGCTAACACCAATTCTTTAAAGGTTGATGATGCTGATGCTGCTGATAATGATTATGCTAAGTTTACTTCAACTGGTATAGAAGGAAGAAGTTATGCAGAGTTGAAATCAGATATAAGTTTGGATAATGTTGAGAATACAGCAGTTAGTACTTGGGTAGGAACCACTAATATAACCACTTTAGGAACCATTGCATCTGGAACATGGCAAGGAACTGCAGTAGCAGATGCATATGTTGCTTCTGCCTCCACTTGGGATGCAAAACAAAGTGCATTAACATTTGGTATTGCCAATACTAATACGGTTAAGATTGATAGTGCTGACGTAGCAGATGATGAGTATGCTAGATTTACTGCTAGTGGTCTTGAGGGAAGAACCACTGCCGAATTGAAGTCCGATTTAAGTTTAAATTTAGTTGAAAATACTACATTAAGTACTTGGGCTGGAACCACTAATATAACCACTTTAGGAACCATTGCATCTGGAACATGGCAAGGAACAGCAATTGCTGATGGTTATTTGGCATCTACTTTCTTAAAAAATGTTGTAGAAGATACTACTCCTCAACTTGGTGGAAATTTAGTTCTTAATAGTAATGATATTACGGGAACAGGCGATATTAATATAACAGGAAATATTGATTGCACTGGCAATATAAGTGTTGGTGGAACCTTAACCTATGATGATGTAACGAATATAGATTCAGTTGGACTGATTACAGCAAGAAGTGGTATTGATGTAACTGGTGGTGATATAAAAGTTGGCACTGCTGTAACTATTAGTAATAGTGGTAATGTTACTTTAGGAACAGTTGCATCAGGAATATGGAATGGAACTGCAATTGCTGATGCATATGTGGCATCATCTGCTACATGGAACGCAAAACAAGATGCATTAACCTTTGGTATCGCCAACACCAACGCTTTAAAGGTTAATGATGCTGACGCAGCAGATGATGATTATGCTAAGTTTACCGCAACTGGTATAGAAGGAAGAAGTGCTACTGAGGTAAAAACTGATTTAAGTTTAAACAATGTAGAAAACACTGCATTAAGTACTTGGGCAGGAACTTCTAATATAACAACACTTGGTACTATTGCTACTGGTACTTGGAATGGAACTGCAATTGCTGATGGTTATATTGCATCATCTGGAACTTGGGATGGTAAGCAAGATGCATTAACTTTCGGATTGTCTAATGGCAATGCATTAAAATCTGAAGAAGCATTAACTACTAATGATGTCCTTTTAGCAGGTACATCAAATATTAAAGGTAGAACATATGCAGAGTTGAAATCAGATATAAGTTTGGATAATGTAGAAAACACTGCATTAAGTAGTTGGGCAGGAACATCTAATATAACCACATTAGGAACTATTGCTACTGGTACTTGGAATGGTACAGCGATTGCAGATGCATATGTTGCTTCTGCCTCCACTTGGGATGGTAAACAAAATGCATTAACTTTTGGTATTGCTAATACTAATGCTTTAAAGGTTGATGATGCCGATGCTGCTGATGATGACTATGCTAAGTTCACTGCAACTGGTATTGAAGGTAGAAGTGCTACTGAGGTAAAAACCGATCTAAGTTTGAATAATGTTGAGAATACTGCATTAAGTACTTGGGTAGGAACTGCCAACATAACAACACTTGGCACTATTGCTACGGGTACTTGGAATGGTACAGCGATTGCAGATGCATATGTTGCTTCTGCATCTACTTGGGATGGTAAGCAAGATGCATTAACTTTTGGATTATCTAATGGCAATTCATTAAAATCTGAAGAAGCATTAACTACTAATGATGTTCTTTTAGCAGGTACATCAAATATTAAAGGTAGAACCTATACTGAGTTTAAATCGGATTTAAGTTTAAATAACGTAGAAAACACTGCATTAAGTACTTGGGCAGGAACTTCTAATATAACCACTTTAGGAACCATTGCTACTGGTACTTGGCAAGGAACCGATATTGCAGCTCAATATTTGGCTGATACTGCTGTTACTGCAGGATCTTATACCAATACAGACATTACTGTAGATGCTCAAGGAAGAATAACTGCTGCATCTAATGGATCTGGTGGTGGTGTAGATGGCATTGTGAGTAGTGCGAATGCTACAGCACTCACTATTGGTTCCAATGAGGAATGCACATTCTCTCAAAGCATGACTCTGCAGGGTGAGGATCTCACTGCAACCCATGCAAGTGGTCTTAATCTTAATCTAGTTGATAATCTATCCAATGCTCTTGAAATAACTGATAGTGATAGTAATACTATCGCTAAAGTTAGCACCACCAACTCCAGTGAGGCAGTAATCTTCTACAAAGATGTCCAGATTGTAGGGGAGAACATAGCTATAGGCGATGGAGTTACTGCCAATGACATTCATATCGCTCCAAATCTAGCCGCAAGTCTTGAAATTATATCTGGCACTAACGTGCCACTCGTGACTTTTGATACCACTACTGGATCTGAGGTGGTTGAGATTGAGACGGCCCTTCAACTTGGTGGAAATTTAGATCTTAATAGTAATGATATTACTGGAGCAGGTAATATTGACATCACAGGAGCATTTGCTATTGAATCTGACACAAGAGTAACTACTCTGATTGGTACTGACGCAATGATAGATATTTCTATTGTTGGTGCCGGTCCAACTATAAATGACAAACAAGTTATAATAACATATCATGATTCCTCTGCAGGAACCACTGCCGTTAAACTAGTAACTCAAGATTTTGGGTTAAAGATAATAGGAATATGCTCTGCAACTGGTGCATCTCACGCAACTTCTTTTGTTAAGACTGGTGGCACATCATCCCAATATTTAATGGCAGATGGTACTACCAGTACTGGTAGTGGTGGCGGAGGTGGTGGAATTACTGTTGGCAAATCAATTATGATGTCAATGATTTTTGGTTAACTCTAAATAAATATACATAGGAGAAAATTGATTAATGGCTAATCCAAATATAATATCAGTAGCAAGTATATATGGAAAAGTTGCTGGACAGGCAGTAACTACTTCAGCAACTGCCATTGTTAGCAATGCTAGCAGTAGTGGAAAATTATATAAAGTTAATTCTCTTCTTATTTCTAATGTTGATGGCACTAATGCTGCAGATATAACTGCTGATTTGTATAAGAATCAATCTACAGCATATCATATAGGCCATACTATATCAGTTCCTGCTGATGCAACTCTTGTTTTAATTGCTAAAGATAGTCAAGTTTATCTTGAAGAGAATGATAGTATAAGACTAACAGCAAGTGCTAATTCAGATTTAGAAGCAATTTGTTCTTGGGAGGAAATAAGTGCATAATGGTATATTATAGTAGAAATGCTAGTTTGATTGGTACGGGAATTATAAGTCAACAAACAGGTGTTTTTGATACTGTTTTTTCTCAGGTTACTACTGGTGCCGATTTATTTCCATTTACCACCGCTACTTTCACCAATTGCAGTGCATCTGGTATCTATGGCCCAATTTCTTCCCAATGTCAAGCAGTATATGGGTCAGAAGATTGGTATAATGATTACTTTTCAGTACCTACAACTGGAACTCAAGAATGGACTGTTCCAAAAACGGCAATTTATACTCTTGTAATGCAAGGTGCATCTGGTGGAAATGGATATATTGGTGGAAGTAGTAGTAACAGGGGTGGATATGGGTATAAGATGACGTGTACTATATCTCTTGATAAGGGTACTGTTTTATCAATGAGAATTGGCCAAATGGGTCAAGATAGTTCTGGCAGCTGTGCTAATGCTGGCGGAGGTGGTGGTGGTGCAACATGGGTAGTTAATAAAACAGACAATAATTCTTTACTATTTGCTTTAGGTGGAGGTGGAGGTGGAGGTGTTGGTAGTTCTAGTACACAGGATGCTAATAGCGGTAATGGCGGTCAAAATGCTAATGGCGCTCAAGGCACCGCAACAGTACTTGGAGGAACAAGTGGTGGTGGGGGAGAATCAGCATCGTATTCTGCCGATGGTTGCGTATCTGGGGGTGCTGGCGGTGGTGGTTGGTCATCTAATGGACAAGCTTATAGTTCAGGTCAAAATAGTTCTCATACTGGGGCTGTTGGACTAAGTTGGGCAAATGGTAGTACTGGTGGTAGTAATAGTCATCGATATGGTGGATTTGGTGGTGGAGCTGCTTCTGGATATTATTGTGGTAGTGGTGGAGGAGGATATAGTGGCGGTGCTGGAGGAGGAGTCGCTGGTTCTTGTGTATGTGCCAACATAGTGAATGGTGGAGGGGGAGGTACTTATAGAATTGCAACCTCATCTTTAGTTAGTGGATCTCTTCATAATGCTGCTGCCCATGGATACGTTACTATTACCCTTTAATTAAGATGAGCTATAATAGCGGAATAATCGGACCACAACGTACCATAAAAATGATTCCCCCAGAAGGAAGCGGGGTTCATAATTTATTCAACCAATATAATAATAGAAAAATTAACGAATGGCCTTTACTGGCAAAAGTTACTTCATTTAGCGGTTCTAATGGGACGAATTTGCCAGAAGGAAGTGCTACAACATTTACGGTAGTTGCTGAAGGGGTTGCTTCTGATGCAACTTTATATTATTCTATAGAAACAGTATCGGGAACAACTTTAGTTGGAGCAGACTTTGATTCTGGCAGTTTAACTGGGTCTTTTAGTCTCAGTTCAAATTCTGGCACTTTTTCAGTAACACCTGTAGGTGATGGTATTTCTGAAAGTAATGTAGCATTACTTCGGATTAGAACAGATAGTATTTCTGGTCCTATTATTTTTACATCTGGTAATTATGATATGACAGATGCTGCTGCTCCTGTTGGTACTGATATTACAACTAATTGGTATGAAATAAGTAATAGGTTTATTGACTCCGGAGCATATATGGGCAATAGTTCTGATTATAATGGGTCTTATGATGTAGGAGAAGTTCAAACTGATTTTACAGGGAGTGGTAGAATTTATATTGGAATAAAAGTGACAGCAGCAACCACATATTATAATGATATATCTATAGCAGGTATACAGGTTTTAAATTCATCAAAAAATAGTATAATAGCTCAATATATATTTTATACTAGTAGTGGAGGAAGTGGTACTAGTTGGACTACAGCAACAACTCAGGAATCTGGATCATCAACTCAAGGTATTGTTGGTACACCTACTTCATGGTCTTCAAAAAGTTACTATAGTATAAGTACATCAACCGGCACAAACAGATTTAGTTGGGCATCATCTACTGGTTCTTCTTATACTGGAACAGCAGATGGAATTAGTAGTACGTATACCGGTACTATTGCTTCTTTAGGAGATGCTCAAATTGCTCAAGCAGCAGGTACTTGGTATGCATATCGTGAAACAAGTGGTGCAACTCGATGGTCTACTGCTGTTATGAGAAGTCCTACTCTTTCATTTGGTTCGGGAGGATATTGGATTAGAGTAATACATGCTTTAGCAGGTAGGGGTGGATCTTATGCAATGGATCCTACCGATTCACTTTATATTTCTGTTGTTTAGGAGATTAACAAATGCTTTATTCACATAATAACCAATATCCAGATCAATTACCCAATAGAATAAGACTTTCATCTGGTTTAACAAAAACAGATTCTTCTACGTTTACCGCAGAAGAAATTGCAGATGCTGGATATGTTCTTGCAGATACTTCACCTTCATATGATGTTACTACACAGAAAGTGATATGGAATTCAGGATCTTGGGAGGTTGTTTCTCTTACTGATGAAGAAATTGCAGATAATACTAAATCACTTTGGGATGAGATTAGAGAAAATAGAGATACTAAGATTATGGAAGCGGAATGGAGGGTGATGCGAAATTTAAGTGAAACGAGGATTGGTATAACTACTACTACAGATAATATTTCAGATTTGGATACTTATATTCAAGCATTGCGTGATATTGGCGAGCAGACTGACCCTAGAAATATTACTTGGCCAATTCTTTCAGATGGTAGTCCTCAACCATCACCATAATAATATAGAGATTAGAGATTAATTCCTATAAATAGTATTGTAAACATTTTTATTATCCATGGCGAATGTAACAATTGAAGATGCTAAGGGGAACCCTTTTCTGGAAGTTATTGATGTTATAACTCCACCATCCCTTAAAGACTTAAGAGTATCTGAATCAGTTAGAATTCCTTCACAGCAAGGAAATATTGTTGCGGTCACAGCCACATGGAGAGGAAAGCATTACGGCATAAAAATGTTTTTCCCACAATCAAAGAAACCAAGTAGAACGGAAGTTCAGTCCCAGGTGGAGAAGGTATACCCTGGCGCTAAACTCTCCTATTTTCAGATTTCGGACTATGAACCAGGACAACCACTCCTCCAAACGGGAGGACAATAAAGAAATAGAAGAGCTAAAGAAGAAAGCAGAGAATTTACAAAAAATACTAGATATGACAAGAAAAACTATAGAGCATGATAAATCTATGTTAAATAATCCAAACAAGCATTTATTTGGCGAAATGATGTAGGAGATTGTTATGGCTGAAGAAATTTATCTTGGTAATCCGCTTTTAAAAAAAGCGAATGTTGCTCAAGAATTTACTAAAGAACAAATTCTTGAATTTATGGCGTGTAAACATGATCCTGTTTACTTTGCAAGACAGCATGTAAAAATTGTTAGTTTGGATGAAGGATTGGTTGGTTTTAAACCTTATGATTTTCAAGAGAAGTTAATTAGAAACTTCCATGAGAATAGGTTTAATATATGTAAGATGCCCAGACAGACTGGTAAGTCTACTACATCAGTATCATACTTATTACATTATGCAGTATTCAATGATAATGTAAACATTGGTATTCTTGCTAACAAAGCAGCAACTGCTAGAGATTTATTAGGAAGATTACAAACTGCATATGAGAACTTACCTAAATGGATGCAGCAGGGTATAATATCATGGAACAAGGGGTCATTAGAACTTGAAAACGGATCAAAGATTTTGGCAGCTTCTACATCTGCAAGTGCTGTCCGAGGCATGTCGTTCAATATCCTCTTCCTCGATGAATTCGCCTTCGTCCCTAATCACATCGCTGAGTCCTTCTTTGCATCTGTTTATCCTACTATTACTTCCGGTCAAAGCACGAAAGTAATAATGGTTTCTACCCCTCACGGGATGAATCATTTTTATAGGTATTGGCACGATGCAGAAAGAGGAAAGAATGAATATATTCCCACAGATGTTCATTGGAGTGAAGTACCTGGTAGAGATGCTAAGTGGAAAGCACAAACAATTGCCAATACTTCTGACCAACAATTTAAGGTTGAGTTTGAGTGTGAATTTTTAGGATCGGTTGATACTCTTATTGCACCCAGTAAGTTAAGAACTCTTGTTTATGAAAACCCAAAGACAAGAAATGCTGGATTGGATGTATATGAGGATCCGATAGAGAATCATGATTATGTTATGACTGTTGATGTGGCTCGTGGAGTTGTAAAAGATTATTCTGCATTTGTTGTTATTGATATTACTTCATTCCCACATAAGGTAGTTGCAAAGTATAGGAATAATGAAATCAAACCGATGCTATTTCCTAATATTATACATGAAATAGCAAAGAGTTATAATGAGGCATTTATATTATGTGAGGTCAACGATGTAGGCGACCAGGTGGCGTCAATTCTCAATTATGATATGGAGTATCCAAATCTACTTATGGCGTCTATGAGGGGTCGTGCAGGGCAGGTTGTGGGACAGGGATTTTCTGGTAAGAAGACCCAGCTTGGAGTCAAAATGTCCAAGACAGTTAAGAAGGTTGGTGCTCTTAATTTAAAGACAATAGTTGAAGGAGATAAACTCATATTTAATGATTATGAGATTATGAGTGAGTTAACTACATTCATTCAGAAGAACAATTCATTTGAGGCAGAAGATGGTTGTAATGATGACCTTGCTATGTGTTTGGTAATATATGCATGGTTAGTTGCACAAGATTACTTTAAAGAACTTACAGACCAGGATGTTAGGAAAAGACTATATGAGGATCAAAGAGATCAGATTGAACAAGATATGGCACCTTTTGGATTTATAAGTGATGGATTGGATGATAATACCTTTGTAGATGCTGATGGAGATAGGTGGTTTGTTGATGAAGGAGGTACAAAATCTTTAGAAAGACTAGCAGGAGGACCTAGTACTTGGAATACTGATGAATATGGTGATAGTTCGTATATGTGGGAGTATATGTAAATGCCCATTTTAATAAATATTTTTTAGATAACTGAGAATTACGGAGAAAAATTCATGGCGACTCCTCAATTGTCTCCCGGAGTATTAGTACGGGAGGTTGACCTAACTGTAGGGAGAGCTGATAATGTATTGGATAACATCGGTGCTATTGCCGGTCCTTTTGAAATCGGACCAATCGATGAACCCATTGAAATTACATCAGAGCAAGGACTTATCAACACATTTGGTAAGCCAATCTCAACTGATGCTCAATATGAGTATTGGATGAGTGCTTCATCATATCTTTCCTATGGAGGAGTCCTAAAGGTTTGTAGAACTGACGGAACAACTCTGAACAATGCAAATGCAGGTGTTGGAATTGCTGCTACAACAGACTTGAAGATAAAGAATTATGATGATTATTTAAATACCTATAGTGAAGATACTACTAAATTCATTTATGCTTCCAAAGATCCAGGAACTTGGGGTAATGGTTTAAAGGTTTGTCAGATTGATGCTTTTGCTGACCAAACACTTGGAATTACTACAACCAATCTTGCTGGTCTTGGAGTAACAGTAGGATATGGTATTACTTCTTCTTTAGATGGTAAAACTATTCCTGGTTCTGGTGCAACTTCCTCTTTCTCTGGATATCTTAAGGGAATTATTACTGGTGTTACTACAGCAGCATCTGGTGGTACTGATAGTGTAATTAATGTAAAAGTAGTTTCAAGAGTATCTAGTTCTACAACATCTTTTGTTGATGTATTATCAACAGATACCACCTTGGCAGGAGCTGCATCTACTACAATCATATATGTTGATAGTGTTTCTGGTCTTACTGCCGATGATACTGTTACTTTACCTGGAATTAGCACATCAAATCTTGGATTGGCTAGTATAGGTTCAACTTCTGTTACACTTGATGTTGAATATGATCTTAGTGGTGTAGGAGCAGGTGTTGCTATTACATTTAGTACGCTTCAAACAACTGGTGGAGTAGAAACTGCAATTGATTATGCTGAAGGAACTGATTTTGCGGCATTTACCTCTGGTTCTGTTATAAATGTAACAAATGAATCTAGTGTAGAAACTGCATCTGCTAATGTTGCTTCTATTTCTGACTGGTATGATGCACAAACTTTAGGTCTTACCAACTCAACAACTTATTGGAAATCAATTGCTCCAAAACCAACATCCACTAATTACGTCACTAGTAGAAGTGGAAAGAATGATGAGATGCATGTTGTCGTTGTTGATGACGATGGAAC